GCGAGTTCTGCAGCTATGTCAACAATCTCTGGATGCGTATGTAGGGGTAATTCAAAGGAGTTTTCTGGATGAACTATACCATCCAAATGAGCATAATTACCAGATGAAACCTTCGAAGGATACTTTATATATGATACTTTTACTTCTAGAAGAGGTTGCGCAGTAAATAGAAACAATGATGTTCCTCCTAGGCTGTTTCTCCCAGTAGTATAAAATATAGTTTTTGATGAAAAAGGATCTTTTAGTTTTTGGTCTAATTGATCTGTTCTCACTGGCTTGAAGAATACATCAGTACATTCTTCCGTATTTAGAGTACCTTGCACCGAAGTAAGGAATAAGTACGGAAAAATGAAGTTACTTGTACTAACTTCGTACACAGGAGCCCCAGCAACCTGCGTGGGTGTAATAGCAGGTTGCGTAGGATACTGTATGGAAACAGTAGACAAGTCATCTATGCGCTTTTGAGTCTCTTCAAAGCCTTGTTTTTTAGCGTTAGAAAATTTGCCGTATCTACGCTTAATGAATACTAGTTGAGCTTCGTTTAAGAAAGCATCCACTTCGGCTTCATTAAAGTCTGGAGAAGACAGAGAATCTATTCTATCAAAGGCAATTTTGAAAGCGAAGTGCGCTTCTCGAATATTCATTAGGAATTAGATTTAATTTGGGCTTGAATATCATCAAGCTCCTTTGTTCTTTTAGGAGAAGTAAGGAAGTCTACCGCTTCTTCTATTCTATCACCTATATTTATGGTAGATTGGCCATTCAGCCAGAAATAGGCACCTTGTTTCTCATAAATAACTCTATGATCAATTGCCTTTTTAAGTATAAATCTAGCTTCAAACTCGGCGCGAGTCTTTGGGGACTTCAGCATTGAGAAGAAGAAATTAAACTTATCTAGATTAGAGCCGACCGTAAATGTAGTATTATCTATAAACTCATAGAGTAGATTATAAACTGTTTTATCATTTAGTGGAGACTTAGTAGAAGCTAGATTGAGCAACGAAACCATTTTACGCATGGTGTCAGCTGTTAACTCGGAATCATGTAGAGACGCGATTGCACGGCCCTTTTGAGCGATTTTTTGGTACTTGATATCATCTGACTCTGCTTCCATAGCAATGTAATAAAGAGCTTTAGGCCACTTGTGTGACCGCCACTCTTTTTCACTGTTTGCGCAGAATTGTGATGCTAGTAGTACATAGTACTGCATCTCATCTTCAAACTTTTCCAAATCAAGTACTGTGCAACCATCTTCCATTGACCATGCCTTCTTCTGAAAGTAGGTCATGTCTGATTCTTTCATTGAATCTCCTTTGCGCCAAGGTTTGTTAGTTAGGTAACCCTTTGGAAGATTCCATTTCTTTTCAGCTTGATCCTGTAATGTCAACTCTTTACCCGATTCATCGAGCACTGGTTTACCATTCTCTAACCAAGGAGTGTGCGAAATGTAATTAAGTAGCCCTCCTATACGTGAAGAATAAAGAGCCGAAATGCGGTCTTTAGAACGACCGACTTTTGTTTTCTTAAGATTAACTCCCGACGCGGAAACCCACTGCGACATACCATTCGCAGTGGGGCGCGGGATAGTGTAAACAAACACTAATTTTGACATATGTATATTACTTTTACTTCTTAATTATGAAGACCCGTTAAAAACATATTGATAACGGTATTAAAAATATTTTGTTAAATAGACTAAGGCAGTTGCCAGGGAACCATTCAGGAAAATTACTGAAAGATTGGGGGGTTCTGCGTTTGTGTGTAGCGAAGCTAGTGCGACTGCAATCGTTAAATATCTCAGCATGTAGTATCTAAAATCCCCTCTGTGTTCACGCGGAGAAACATAAGACTCTTGAAGCAGATGCACCACCGCCACACTAACTATGAGAGTCAGTATCGCGTTGAGTACTATCATCTTTTACAGAGATTTTATTTTTCTTTGCCGGAATAAAGCGGGTTAGAATATCTATCACAAAGTCTGCGTCAAGTTTAGAAACAGCTAATAGAATTAGATTTGCCATTTTCATAGCTACTAGACCTATCATAAAAGCTACTGCATTCCCGTAAGACGGGGGGAAGCTAAATACTTGCATTATAACAGGATTGAGATATGTAGAGGCAGTAGCTCCACATGAGATGATTCCGCAAGCTCTAATAAATGAGACCTTATCCTCAAATGTTAGAGCGGCAATCGCTCCCATAATACTAGCTGTTAGTACTGGTAATTTGATTTCGAGGATTTCTAGCCAAGTCATATATTAATCTTCGTAAGCGTAAATAAGTTCGCCAGCTTTGGTGACATCAACAATCCACAAACCTGCGGAACCTTGACAACCTACATCGTAAGAATTTTGTAGCCCATTAACAATACCACCTTTAGTCGGACCTCCAGGGCCAACTAGACCTTTAGTCATGCCATACACGAAGGTATTTTTCTGACGAAGCATCTGGATGTTTTTGGTGCCGTTAGAGCTGCCAAAGTCCAGGAAGGTCATACGAGCAGAGTCGATGGGGAATTCTGGATAATCTGGGTGCATGATTTTACAATACTGAGTAGAATCATACATGTTGTTTTTCACCAGATCAATTACGATACCCTCAATACCACGGTAGCGAGTGTATTGAGCGCCATAGGCAAGGTGAGGAGTATCCGTATTAGATTGGATTTTTTCTTGCCACAAAGTATCTACATTAAGCAGACCGTTAGCGTCAGCTACCATAGCTTTGTGGAAGAAGATGGAACCAAGGGTACCAGTCATGAGGGTTACTGCACGATTAGTTTCTAGCTCGCGAGAGAAGAAAATATTCATGAGATAATCCTGCATACGAGTAGTGGTAAGAACACCTGAGTAGTGCTCAACCCAAGAATCTTGAAGTTGTTGACGTAGACCTGCACCAGTTTTGGTCCAGTAACCACGTGGGCCGTCGACATGCGAACGTTTGCCGTACACCATTTGACGCTCCATATCCATGTAGAATTCTTCCCACATTTTAGCCTCATAATAAGGCAAGAAAGTTTCTACTTTGGAAGTGTTACCTTTGGAGTCAGTATTGAGGAAAGAGATGCCAAGACGGCCTTGCTCTCTCATAGCCTTGTCCGTAACCGTAATCTTGTGAGCAAAGAAGCCCAATTGAGATTCAAGCAAGAAGGTAGAAGGAGATTGTTGGGTACCAAAACGGTCGTTCATTTCGGAAGCAACCGAGGTCCATACGCGTGTAAATTGGCGACCCGGATTGAGATACTTTGGATTGAGGAATGCGTCAGGACGATCAGTCTGGAGACGGCCAGTATAGACAAAACCAGTGCCATCAGCTACTGGACCATCAACGATTGCGATAGCAAACTCGTTGTCTTCGGGCATAAGAACATCAGGATGCTGATACCAGTCAATGTCCAACTTAAAGCGGAAAGTAGTTCCATTAATACCAGGGGTAACGGAAGTTTCTACCAGTTCAAGTGAACGAGCGCATCTGTATTCGGCATCTTGAAGTCTCCAACGCCAGATTTCAGAGTCAATTTCAGTAACACCATCAGCTTTAGCTGAGGTCATACCAAGCATCTGCTTGGCTGTGAAGTAGCCAAAACGGCTAGTTGAAGAGTAAATTTTTGCAAGTGTACCCTCAAAGATGTGAGGTTTGCCTGCGTCATACGATGCTCCGAGATACTGAGAATCTAGGAAACTACCGCCGAAGCCATCGTAACGTTTAATAATTAAACTTGATTGTGGTAAAGACATAATTAAGAATTATAAAAGTGCTGCTCCCAATCAAAATCTTGTTTGCTTTTTACGATTTTTCCGTCCCCGCCTTTTCGTGCGTCAATAGTTTGTTGTAACAGGGCTTTCATGGATTGGGTTTTCTTTGTGTTTACTCTCTTCTCAAATCTATCTAAGGATATTCCTTTTTTAGGATCATACTCCATAATGATGTCTGCCAGTTGGGCAGCGTGCTGCGGAGAAGAGAGAATTTGATTTATTGTGTGGGCAAAACCTGTAGTAGGTTTACCATCTATTTTTAGTTGATTCAAGAAAAAAGATTTGACTTTGTTACGTCTAGTATCATCTAGATAATCAGCATCATCAATACTCTTTTTAATTGCGTTTATTTTTTGCTCTGCTTGTCGTTGTTTTTCTGCTGCTTCTTCCGCAGCAGTCTTTGCCAAGAGAGCTCGTTTTTCTTCTTTGATTTCGGCAAGTTCAACAAGAGTTGTTTTTGCTTCTTCCTCTAACTCGTCTGGGTCATCTAGTCTAGCTATGATACGTTTAATTTTATCATCCGAATAATTAGATGTCTCCTTGTAGTATGTAAAGAGGATTTTACGTTGGCCTTCCTCTGTAGTGAGATCTTTTTCAGTTACTTCTACTGGAGCGTGAGCCGAAAGAAATGTTTGTAAGGAAGTGCCGCCTTTGAGAGCATAATCCAGAAGAGGTTTAAAATCATCTGGTAACCGCTCAAAAAGTTCTTCTGCAATCTCGTTATAGAGATCTTCCTTTGTATGAGTTATTGCCTCTTCGAATTTAGCAGGGGTACCGTCAAATTCAAAATCTTCTGGAGTACGGATTACTCCTTGGGTTTTCAAGATCTCAAAATAGTCTTTCAAACCTTCCATAGGTTCTTCTGTCTCTTCGGCAGGTTCCTCAGTAGGATCAGGAGATATAGGCTCAGGGGGAGTATCTGGAAATGAAGGGGTAAATTCGTCGAAATCTATGTCAAAATTAGGATCTGTGTTCATATTATACTGTATAAATTAAATTTATTTTTCGCTCTTTATAGCCTGTTTTTTGATTTTCTCTTCTTCTAGATCTAGTTTTCTCATCTTTAGGGCTGTGTCCACCTTAAACTTCTCAACTTCGAACTGATCTGGAACACCGTTGTTATCGGAATCTTGTTCCTTAACAAATTTAAATGACTCAATTTCAGCAATGCGAATCTCATGTTCTTGATCCATAACTTTCATTTGGAGCTCGTGTTGCTGGCGTTCTTGCTCCATCTGTTGTTGAGCCTGTAGTTGAGCTTGCTGTGCAGCCTGATCCTGTTGGAACTGCTCTTCTTCCGATGTAACAATCATACGTTCCAATTCCTCGATAGACGTAGCTTTAAACATACGAACAATATCGGAAAACTTGGCGCGATTAGCTTGAAGTAGCCGATCTGAAAGAACTTTCATAGACTGGAAGAGTTCTTCCTCTTTAGCTGAATCAGATATAAATACACCGAATTCAGCGTCATTTAGTGCTTCTGGAGTAATCTTGAGAGTAGCTACGGAAAGATCGTCTAGAACATATTGTTTTGTTGCTGGCTTATCCTTGTAGATACTTTGAGCTACCTGTATTAGGGAAGTGAGTACTTGTTGCCAAACCTTATTATGAGCAGAGAAATATATTTCAGTAACAAGAGCCGACATAGTCATCGCTGATTGAGCATTAGTTACTGCTTCTCCAGGAAGTACTTGTCCTTCTCTTTGACGAGTAATGCCTGCTACATCTGATATTTGTTGATCTATAGCAGCAATGAGGTTAATGTACCCCATTATGTTCTGCATATTAGACATATCAGTAGCAGAACTAATTGTTCCTGCTCTTTGATAAGCA